AAACACATCCTTAGTGTCTACATCCATAGCAACTATACAATGTATTTTAGTTGGAGTAAGCCCATCAGCCTCGATGTCAAACACTAGGTTACTCATACGCCCTCCGACGAATATGCCGCTAGTGAATATCTGTTAGCATAGTAATCCTTCATTTCTTTTTCTTTCTCTTTGTCCCGCCACTTATTACTAGGACTTCTAGGATCGTTCAGCATCTCAGTATAATAATCACTCATCCTCTCTCCCAACACAGCATCCCTCAACTTCGCCGTGGTGAACCACGCCCAATCAATTATTCCCAAAGGTCTAAAGAGTGTTTTATTTTTAGCAAAGATGAAATCGTTGAACACGAAACCATAGTTAAGTTCATCTACGGGAAGGCCGCTATAGATACTACTCCCAGTAAGGCGCTCAGTCTCCCTAACCTGACTAAGAGCTTTCATTAAAGCGTAACGTCCGTACTGTTGTTTCTTCATAACTCATCTCCAGTGAACTCATCACCGTCAGGCAGATGTGTTTCGCGTAGCCGCCCTGTCTCCTGATCATAGAGCAAGTGAGTAGCGATACCTACATCTCCAGTGTATCTAGATTTAAGGACACGCACCTTAGTAGTTGACGCTTCGATATCATCGTCAGCTTGCTGGTTACGTTCAAGAGCTATGACACAATCACTAAGCTGTGCAATGCTTTGACTACCGCGCAAGTGATTAAGCCCTGTCTCTATACCATTCTCATGTCCACGGTTACCATCAACCCTTCGCAGATGTGAGACAAGGATCATACCGCATCCTGTTTCTTCGACAAGAGTTCTTAGCCTATGCATAATACCATCAATAGCTTTACGCTCATCAGACTCTAAGGTAGATAGAACCAGCATGTGTAAGTGATCGACTACAATCCATTTACAATCAAGACCTATGATCATGTAGCGCAGCTTACTAAAGATGTCATCTACATTGTTGACACCATGATGAGCATGAATCCAAACACGCCCATCGTTCTCACCCATGAATACTTTCTTGAAGTAGCCATCCAGTTCTTCATCAGTGTAGTTAGCTTTAACACTATCAAGATGTAGCTTAGCGTTAGCCTCGACAGCCATGATACCTTCCGCTGTACGCGACCAGTTCTCTTCAAGAGCTATGACACCTACGTTATCATTGGTCTGGTCTATCAACCAATGCTCAATCTCTCTGGTGACAGATGACTTACCTAAGCCTGTGCCTCCAGTAAGAGTGACTAACTCTCCTGCCCTCATGCCTTCTAGCTTAGTGTTCAAACCAAACCAAGGATAAGGTATAGCTTCTACCTTGTTGTTGCGTAGCTCTTGATAAGCTAGGAACTGCTCCGACAGATTCAAGACACCAGAAGGTGTATAGATTTTAGCATCCCAGAAACTACTGACGTATGCCGCATGTCTTCCTTGACGTAACATATCGTTAGCGTCTTTGAAATCTACAGGCAGTGCCATGATCTTAGCTTTGCCGGGAGTCAAGAGCTTTGCTATCTCTATCGCTGCTTCCTTCCCCGGCTTGTCGTTGTCAAAGTTGATGACAACATTGTCAAAGGATTCAAGATACTCTAAGTTAGCTTTGACATCACCGACTCCACCAGCCGCACCGGACTTAACTGAAACAGCGGGCCACTTGCTGCCCATCAGTTCGTAAGCTGCCATAGCATCACACTCACCTTCTGTAAGAGTAATGAACTTGCCGCCAGCCTTGAAGAGATTCTCGCCAAAGAGTCCTACTTCTTTAGCAGACCCTGACCAGATAAAAGTCTTATCCTTTCTGCGAACTTTAGTAGCCGCCAGTTCATGCCCGTTAAAGTAAGGGTAGTGATGACTAGCTACCACGCCATCCACTAAGGTTGCTTTAACTCCATACTTCTTAGCGGTTGCTAGGCTTAGCTTACGGTCAGTAAGTTCAGCAAAGACCAGTGATGGTTGAGAGGAAAAACTATCAGGTTCCTCCATCTTTTTATTCCTCTTATGGATTTCAAATTCAGTTTCTTCAACGATGGTTTCTTCGCCATCTCCCATATAGTTCCTCATGTATGCACGACAACTAAAACAAAATGCAGATCCATCTTCGTTTATACCAGCACCATCACTAGATAAACACTCCGTACAGGGTTGATGTATTTTTACAAATGCCATGATCGTTCCTTAGTTATTTGGCAGGGTTAGTAGTCGGCGGCAAGCGCCTCTCCTAAAGACTTAGGTTCTGCGTATCGTTCGACTGCTTCCTTCTTTATCTTCTCAATCAAAGTAATTGCTGAAGCCTTATAGATAGCGGTTGCTATCTCAGCTTCCTGTAATCTCTTGTTGTTCTCAAGAAGGACAGCAAAGATCTGCTGCCCCTCCTGTGAAAACAAAGAGACATCGTGTACAACACCGTCTATCTCTACAGTATTCATAGTTATAGTTCATCCTCCATGTCAGTGTCGATGTCATCAAACTCAGCACCGTCAGCAGTACCTACTTCTATCAAGTCAACTACCTGCATTGCTTGAAAGTCTAAGCCTTTGAAGACCTGTCCTTTCCATGTAGATTCCCACTCCTTGTACTGTACCCTAACGCTTGAGCCGTTCCCAACTCTAGCATCGAGAGCATTCTTATGCCTGTCTACTAGCTTAGGTGCTTGTCGTACCATACCGTTGGGGCCGTTGACCTTACGTTTGATGACGATAGCTGGGCCTTCATCCATGCTCTTGATGGTGAAACCGCGAGACTGAAAATCATCAGCGACCTCTTGATCAACAACAAGATTGACAGAGTACACAGGTTCAAAGGTTGTGTTGGGTGTAGTAACTGATGCCCAATATGCAGCGCCTTGAAGTATAGCCATTATCTTTTTCCTTTAGTTTTTAAAAATGAAATGTAATTTTACTAAAGACAGGGTGACCTGTCAAGTTGATTGTATTGCTTTAAAATATTATAGATAGTAAAGCCAGCACTCCTAAGAAAGAGGCTGTTATAATAACGGCCCACATTAATCGGACTGCTTTAATACCAAAACGATCTACCAGTTCTTCATCACCTTCGGTAAGCATTTGATGTACGTCATCGCACATCATTAAGAACTGTTCTTTTCTGGCGTTGAGCCAGCCTATTATTTTATCTTTCATACTACCTCCTAGTTATTTTAAATTAAATCCTCGTAAGGAAACACACTTGATATAACTTTGCCTACAGCCAGCGCCATATCCATGTGTTCCTTTTGAGTTCCATTCTCACTACGCAATTCGATGTAATGAATATAGCTACGCAGTGTCCCGTTCATGCAGAAGCGAGTAACAGTATTACCTTCTGGTAGCACTGCTCTTGCTTGCTCCTTAGCTATGCCATTCTTAATGGCCCAGTTGTATGCTCTCTTAGCAGCAGAGATAGCTTCTTCCTGATGCCAACGCCAGTTAGCATTAAGCTCACAGTCCTCAGACGGCGTACTGTTCTGCCTGTTCTTAGGATCTTGAAGCCTCGCCTCTCTTATAACAAACTCAAAGTTATTCTCTTTTACTGGGTTAGCATACCTCTGGCTGTACTCTTGGAAGCTAAAGCTACGATGACGTAGAGCTTGACGCGCTATGTCCCTCGTAGTTGTAACCTGCACGCAAGCACTGACCATCTCCAGTGGACTCCAATGCTTGTGTTTAATTAAATACTTTATAAGTTTCTCGCTTGTCTCCCTGTTGTCTTGGTTCTCTGGGTTGCTTACTCTTGCACAGTAAGCTATCAGATCTAATAGGCTGGCCTTCATACCCTCCGGTGGATCAACAAAGTATGGTGGGGCTTGACTATAGCTTAACAAATTAACTCTTAACATCTTCAATCCTCTACTGAATAACATAAGCCAAAACTAATGACGATAAAGGGGAGGCCAATGACCATCCCCTCAAACTCTGCGACCTCAAACTCTGAGTTGTCTCTTGTGATCCAGACAGGTTTGGTGCTGGTAAATTCTAAATCAATACCAACACCATTCCTGAACTCAAAGGTTAACGTCTGTCCGAAAAGGATGAACGTCATGCAACCCGCCTTATGTCAGCCTTGCCACTAGATACTATGGCTGACCGGATAGCTTCGTGCCGCTGGTTCTTGACTGAAGCTATGTTAGCCATAGTAGATTCTCTAGCAGTCCCTGCATGAGTAGACCAATCAGTCATAGCATTGTAGACAGCCCAGTAGTTAGCGCCAAGTCTCTTCCTATATACAGAGTTCCACTTGTTCCACATGTATTCTAGGTTAGTGTTACGGCGAGGCATCTTGTTTAAGATATCTTCAGGCTGATGTCCTTCAGCAGAAAGTTCCAAAGCCTTGACAGCTTTGAGCATTCCTGCAAAGCAATTGAATGCCTGACGATCAGACTGTTCTTTCTTCTGCCATGCCTTCCAAAGCTCACGCTCTTCTTCAAAGATTGACAGGCACTTGGTAATAACTCTACCGCCGTGGTCTATGTCTAAAGACTGAGTGTGTTTAGCTTTGTAGATTGATACAGCACCAGTAACAAAGACCTGTTGATTAGTACAAGCCCACTGATTAGCTGCTGCACTAATCATAAACGGCCATGTACCATCAAAGGATGTGATAGATAACAAGCTGAGTGCTGCCGTATCACCGTCACCAGTTTCATAGGTATGCTCCGGCAAAGTATACTTAACAAAAGTCCTAGCGCCATCGTGAGATGTGTCGATTGTCTCCCTCATGTTA